ATGAACCGTTCAGCTTCAGCAAGCGCGGAACGCGCTCTTCCTTGTCTAAATAGTAACAACTGCATTGAGATTGAAAACTCTTTTGAAAACAAGGAAAACAATTTCCAGTAAATGCGGAAAAATTCGCTAAATCCAATGAAAACCTAAACGAATTTTCAACTTCGCACAAAAAGTCTGCTTCGGCCTTAGAAATGAATGTTCATCAATTCATCGAAGCTTTCGGAATTGATAACGTTGGTTTCCTAACTTTGACGTTTGCCGATGATGTTCAAGACGTGAAAGAAGCAAGCCGTCGTTTTCATAGCCTTAGAACAAACTTTCTGAAACGCCATTTTGAACACTATATCTGCGTTTACGAGCGCATGAAAAGCGGTCGTATTCACTTTCACTTAATCGTAAACACAAGACAAAACATCAGAAACGGCCTCAATTTCCGCCAAATTCAAGCTAAAAATTACTCAAGCGCGAATAAAGCCCTTCGCCAGCTTTGGGTTTTACTCCGTGAAAACATGGGTAAATATGGCTTTGGCCGTTCTGAATTATTGCCAGTTAAAACAAATAGTAAAGGCCTTGCCCGATACGTTGCCAAATACATTGCAAAGCATATCGATAGCCGTTTGCCTGAAGATAAAGGATTCCGCCTGATTAGAACGACTATTGACAAAAAGCACCTTTGGAAGATGGCAAACAGTAATTTTTCTTTTGTATCTGCTGGTTCTCGCAAATGGCGAGAACAGCTAAGGAAATGGATTAATCGCATTGACTCTTATTTAAAGTCCATGCCCCTTTATAAATTGCGTCCATACGAATCAATCCATCAGGACAACTACAATCACATTTTATCTGATTACCTAAGCCCAAAATGGGCATTTAAAAACCGAGAAACCATCGTAAATCTGATTTAAACAGAAAGGAAAAAACATGACACAAGAAACAGAACGCCGACAAGGTATGTTTGTTATCGCCTCTTTTGATCGAATGTTCACGCGTGAACGCAAAAACCAAGACGGCACGTTTACCAAGACACATTATGTCGGCCTGATTATCCGTAGCGAAACTGAAACGCGCCTTTGCGAAGTTCGCACCAAACACCCTGAAAAATATGAAGGCTATAAGCCTCAACAAATTGTATCAATGCAAGTATTCCCACGCGCATTTAAAGACAACATCTATTTTTCAGACGAAGCATAAACAAGATTCAAGGCTTTGCGGTGTGCCTTGAATTGACCCCGAAACACCGCAAAACTTTTTTTCAACATTAACTAAAGGAAAACAAAATGAAATTCCAAAATCTGAAAAACAAAGCGAAGTATGCTCTGGCAACTGTTGCCGTTTCTGCAATGTCTGCTCCGGTCATGGCTGATACAAACTTGCTCGATACCGCCTCTACAGAAATCGGCGCTTTGAAAACTGGCATTATCGCATTTGGCGCAGTTGTAGTTGGTTTGGCCGTTGTGATTGCAACTATTTCCGTTGCAAAACGAGTAATCAATAAAGCATAAGGTTTGATATGGGATATCGAGTAGGCCAAATCTGTTATGGCACGCAGATAGAAGCTCAAAATCATGTGATGTCCCAAGTCATACCGACAATCGATAAAGACGGGGTGTTAAATCACCCTGTCTTTATTGGTTCGGCATGGGAATATCACGGAAGCCAAGTAAAGCTCAACTTTCCGCAGTGCAATAATCAAGATTTTTATGATCAGGGTAGAGAGTTGGGACAGTCTATGCTATTTGCTTTTATAGGTTTATTTATTGTCGTAGTCTGCTTAAAAGTCGTAAAACTGGCCAATATGAAAAATGATGAATAAAAGGGAAAAGGAAAAATGAATGATACCAGAAGTTTATTTTATTCTCGGCGTTTCGCCCTATGTAGTCGCCTGCTTGTGCTTGTATGTTTTGGCACTCAAGTTTTAAGTCCGTTAACAGCGTTTGCAGAAGTCGGCCTTCCTCCGCCGGCACAACATCAAAACGCAGGCTTCCCAAGTGACCAAGCCTTGCAACGTCGTGGCTACGATCCAAAAACAGGCGTTTGGAAGGTTGATGTACAAAACAACGGCAAACCGACAATTACCAAAAACGGAAGTGATTTTAGTGGTAGTCAAGGCAAAAATGTAACGGTTACAGGCCGATATGGCGAAACTGGCACGATGAATACAACTGTTAATCAAAGAGTTGGTACAGGTAGGCTTCAAACTGTTGCAAATACAGTCATTGTTGCAAATGCTGTTAATAATTCTTATACAAAAAATTATGCAGCAGAAGCAGCAAAGGCGTTTAAGAACGGCAATTATTTACAAGCTGCTCATAATTCAATAATGACTTTAGGAGCTACTTTAGATGGTATTTTAGGCGGAGCAATCAGAGATATAGCTACAGGCATTGGCAATGGATTGAAAGAACCTCAACAGTATGAACAATCCCAACGCCAAGCAGAAGCCGAAGGCAACTATCAAAAAGCAGTAGCGCAAGCAGCAGCAAAAAAAGCAGCAGAAGCAGCGCAAAAAGCGCAACAACAAGACCAAAAGAAAAAAGAAGAACAGAAAAGAGAAGAAGAAGCCAAAGCAAAAGGGCTTTATGCTTATGATTTAATTCTTATGAAAACTTTCCAACCAAACATTTACAAATCTGAAGCTTCAACTACATATAAAAGTTACAAGGTTTATTCAAATAACTCTAATTTAAATATATATTCAAACGGTTTTATAACGAATGACAATTTTAGAAATGTAATTTCCACCGGTTTAGAAAATCCGTCAAAAATTAGTTTAGAAATTGGAAATCTTTCTCAAAACAATAGAATATATTACGAGCTTAAATCATACCCCGCAGGCAGTCCCAATATTCCCAATGCAGCTAAGAATACTGGTCAAGTAAATCCATCAGATTTCATGCTGACACAAAAAGAAATTTTAGACATTCTTAAGCGTATGCTTGAAAACGATCAGACAAATCATGCCGAATTGATGAACCAACTGGCAAAAATGGGCGTTATGAATCAATCTGCCGAGCCAAGCACATTTAGCCCTGATACCGCACTTAGTGCGCCCTATACCCCAGAAGGCAGCAGCACCCCACAACAAACAAGATTCAAAATGAATCAAGATGGCACTGTAGGCGTTGATTATGTGCCACGTCCAGATTTAAAGCCAAACAGTCCAGAAGCACCGAATAAGCCCGAAAAGACAACACCAAGCAGACAGGAGAGTCCGGACACGCCAAACGCACCCAATAGCCCTAATTCTCCCAATACACCCAATGAGCCGAACAGTCCGAATAGTCCAAACAATCAACAAACGCCAAAACAGCAAGAAAATGGCCTTTGTTCGCTGTTTCCAAACATCGCAGCGTGTGCAGATATGGGCGAGGTTGAAGCGCAAGAACCTGAAGTTCCCCAAAATACGATCGATATAGGCTCAATAAAACCAACTGACACCTTTAAAACAGACGGCGTTTGCCCATCTCCCAAAACATTTGACATGGGTATTTTAGGTACTTTTGAAATGAGCTATGAAAACGTTTGCTACATAGCTTCAAAAATCAGGCCAATTTTAATTTTAGTAACCATTATTAGCTGTGGTTGGGCTGCTTATGCAGCAGTAAAGGAATTGTGATATGTGGGCAAAGTTATTAACCAGCGTATTAACGACTGTTGCAGGAAAAATTATGTCAGCCGTAGGACTAAGTTTTATAACTTATGTAGGTTTAGATGCCCTTCAAAATCAGCTTATGCAGGCCGTATCCCAACAAGTAGGCGGTTTGACAGAGGATTCCTTGCAAGTGCTTTACATTTTAGGCATAGGGGTTTGTCTAAACTGGATTTTCGGAACATTCACATTTATAGCTTCGCTCAAAACAATGTCCAAACTGTCAGCGATAATGGCAAGTAAATAAAAGGGTAAATTATGCTTTATCTAATTACAGGTGTTCCCGGCTCGGGTAAAACCCTAAAAATGATTTCAGACCTTATGAATAGGTCAGATTTAAAAAACCGTCCGCTATATCTTGACGGTATCCCTGAAGTAAATGACAAAATTATTCCTAACTTGCCTATTCCAGAAGGCGAAAGTATGCAGACTTGGCACAAATGGGCGCCAACGGGTGCAATCCTTGTTATTGACGAATGTCAGCGCGTATTTAGGCCACGGCCAAGCGGTTCAAAAGTTCCCGATTTCGTAGCGGAACTGGAAACGCACCGTCATAAAGGCATTGATATATTCCTGCTTACACAACATCCGCGCCTAATAGACGTTAATGTACGCAGTCTGATAGGCCATCATTGCCACATTGGCAAAACCAGTTTGGGCGTGCGCCGTATGATTGAATGGGAAAGGTGCGCGAATCCAGAATCTAATAGCGACGTCGCAAACGGCGTTAAAAGCGTTTATAAACTTGATAAAAAAGCATTTGGCGTTTACAAATCAGCAGAAGAACATACGAAGATTAAAACAAAACTAAGTAAAGTAGTTTTCATCTTCCCTTTTGTCCTTGGCGTGATATTAATCTGCTGTTTTTATGTATGGCAAAGCTGGAAAGACATCAGCGCCCCGATCGAAAAACCGAAAACGGAAGTTTCCGCCTTGGCGGAAAGCCCTAAAACGGACGGTACGGCAACCGCTCCAGCGGTGGACGGAACGGACGGATTAGGGCAATACCCGAAACAAGAAACAAAGGCAGAAGAACCGCCGAAACCGCACATAAGCGAGGACGACTTTAAACCGAGAATAGAAGATAGGCCAGAAACAGCGCCGATGTATGACGGAATGAATAAAGCCGTTAAAACCATGCCTTGGCCCTCCGCGTGCGTTAAAAGCGATAATGGCTGTAACTGCTATACAGACCAAGGTTCTAAGATTGCAGAAATCAGTAAAAAAATCTGTTTAAGCTATATTAAAGATGGCTTGCCATTCAACCCTTATAAAACTAAACAAAACGAAGCATTAACGGCTGATTCAAATTCATCAGTTTCAGAAAAACCGCAAGTCTTGACAATGGGTGGAAAGAGTCCGCAGAATTTGATGTATGACGGATACGAAGAAAAAGCCCTAAGTAATGAGGGCGGAAAGGTTAATTAGTGAATTCAGGTATAGCTTTTTTATTAGGAATTTGGGCTGCAACAATGTATGAGCGTAAAGGCTGGCGAGGATTTTTTAAGTATTTCGTTCTTCCGATGTTCATAATGTCGTTAATAGGAGCAGCAGTAATTATTTATTATGGATATAACATAGCCAAATAGCCCACCTAACCACAAGTCAGGGGGGGGATGTCCAGAAAGATTTGTAAAGACAGCTTTATCGTCTTTATAAATCTTTTTGGATACCCCTTGACGCTAGCCCACCCGAAAACGCTTTAAAGAAGGGTTGGTGCGGTTTTTTGCACCAACCCCTGCCACATGGCGAATGTCGCCGAAGGCAAGCACACGATAAGCTTCAAGCCCTGAATGAGTAAATCAGCCCATTGAGGGCTTGGCGTTTGACGAAACACCAAGTAAAGCCCACGACTTCGAAAGTACGGCCAAAGCGTACAGCTTGTAGCAAAGATAGAAGCGTGGGCTTTCGTACATCTTAAGTTTGAACACTATCTAGGGCAAAAAGCCCGAATTAATAAGGTAAAACCATGTACTTAGGAATAGACGTTTCAAAGCTCACAATAGATTGCTGTTTGATTGCAGACGGTCAAAATCATCAAAAGAAGTTTCAGAACAACAAAGTAGGATTTGAACAATTAACAAAGTGGCTACAAAGTCATAAAGTATCCGATAAGCTCCATTGCGTGTGCGAAGCAACAGGCACATATTACGAAGCATTAGCCGAATATCTTTATTTAAGATACACAATTACCGTAGAGAATCCACGAAAGATAAAAGGATATGCGATAGCAGAACTACAACGATCAAAAACAGACACACAAGACGCAAAGTTGATAGCGCAATATTGCCAAGACCGAAAGCACAAATTAAAAGCATGGCAACCGCCGGCAAAAGAACAGAAGCAATTACAGGAAATCGCCCGATATTTAGACTATCTGAAACAGCAACGCGCAACAGAAAAAGCCAAACACCACGAAGCACCCGACTATATCAAATCCCATATTCAAACAACTATTTCAAATCTGACAGCACAAATACAGACAGTCAAAAAGCAATTACTCCAGTTCTACAAAGACAATCCAAGTTATAACAATTTACGCAAAAGGCTGAAAACAATAACAGGCATAGGCGAGCAAGCGACAGCCGTATTGTTATCAACCTATAAAAGACATGAATTTAAAAATGCAAAACAGTTCACGGCTTATCTAGGATTAGACCCTAGAAAATATCAATCAGGAACAAGCGTAAACGGAAAAAGCAGAATATCAAAAATAGGAAGTTCAGAAATACGGAAAAGCCTTTATATGCCTGCCGTTGTTGCATACCGTTGTAATGCCTTTCCTGAATTTGTAGGCCGTCTGAAAAACAAGGGAAAACATATAAAGCTGATATTAATAGCCATCATGATGCGGAAACTGGCGGTAATAGCGTTCACGCTTTTGCAGAACGGCCAAGATTTCCAAGTGGAAAGATATAAATGAAAAATTAAACCGGGCTTTCACCGGCGATTTTTAATTTATTGAAAATAAAGCATAAATCAAAACATTAAATACATTCAAAACAAAATAAACACCTCGAATAAGTCGGGGTGCGTATTCTTGCAACGTCAATAAATGTAAAGATGTTTGACTGTGCAATACACTATCTTTGTTATAAAGGTTATAAAGAAGCAGGGGGTGTTATGATTCTGTTTAAGTTTATGCGTGAGATGGGAATTGTGATTGGCTTACAGGATTGTGTAAGAAAGACAAGGAGTTCTTGTATAAAAACAAAAACCCACTTCATTGAAGTGGGTTTTTGA